CGCTCATCAATTATCTATATTCTCCACCAAGCAGATTTGCTGGCAGCTAGAGTAGAATTTGAAAAAGAATGGTTACCTCAATTCAAATCCCAGCAAAAAACAAAGGATGCTTTTGAACTTAAGAAAAAATCACCAAAGGATAAAGCACTTTCATCAGTAAAATCAGAAAATCTATCAAACTTACTTAAAAATTTATGATTTATTTAACAATTAGTTCCGTAATACTATCATTAGTCCTCGGGTTTACTACATTCAATCTAATGAAAAAAATAGAAAAATACGAGGATTGGAGTCTATCCCAGCAAAATTACTTGGAGGAGGTATCCTCTGTCATTACGTTTATAGACGAACGCATTCAAGAATTAGATAAGAAGCAGTCTTTTTCTTCGGATGATGAAGTAGGTTTCTTTTTTGAGAGGGTAAAAATGTTAAATGACCTACTAAAACGATATGAACTAGATTATGGCAAAAAAGACTCGAAAGAAAAAGTCATCAAATAATTATTTTACACAAGACACAGAAGATGCTATAGTAGAATATAATAATTGTGATGATTCCGATGTAAGATCCCGATTATATGAAAGAAGAATACATTATCCTTTTTTCAAACTTACAGAAAATATAATCCATACTTATAAATTTTATCACACCGAAGTAGATGAATTAGAGCACCTTCAACACGAGGTAATTACCTTTCTGCTCTCTAAAATTCATAAATTCGACCCCACCAAGGGGGCTAAAGCCTATTCTTACTTTGGAACTATAGCTAAAAGATATCTTATCTTAAGCAATCAAAAAGTTTATAAAAAGAAGGTAGAAAAAACACAAGTAGAAGAAGTAGACAAGTACGATAAGTTTTCTTATACTATAGAAAATTCTCCTACAGGTGGAGATCCATATTACTCAGAAAAATTATCTAAGTATATGGATGAATTTATAGATTACCATACTCACTATTTATATGAAATTTTTCCTAATTTTGAAGATGCTCAAATAGCAGATGCAATTTTAGAGATTTTCCGTCAAAGGGAAAATATTAACATTTTTAATAAAAAGGCTTTATACATTTATATTAGGGAAATGGTTGACGTACCTACCCCTAAAATTACTAAAGTAGCTCGTATTATGTATGACGAGATATTTCAACCTAATTACCTTTTTTACCTTAGCAATGGATATATTGACTTCCCTCAGAAGCAATATTTATAAATATGAGCCAATTTGATAAGACTATATTTGGGAAAAAGAAATTCTCTGATTTGTTGGAAGAAGTTTATCAAAACCAAAAGAAAAAAGATAACCAAATTTCAGCTTTAATCGGAGAATTAAAACCCCTAATCCAAGAAATTGGAGATGCTACTTTAATTGTACCCCTAATTAAGGAGTACATGGAGTTAGGAATTAAAAACGATGATATTTTAGTTAAAATGTTAACTTTAGCTCAACGTGCCTTACAAAACCAAACAGAATCTGATTCTTTAGGTATTTCTGATGAAGAAAAAGCACAACTTTTAGAGCAAGTAGAAGAACTAAGACAAAAGAATGGCTAAATACGGGTTTTCTTCCCTTAACTCTAATCTAAATAGATCTCAACAGGGAAATTTTCTGTCTAATTTAAACCTAGACTTAAATCAGATCCGTAATAACGCTGTCCGTGTTAAAGATATAGTACTAGACCAAACCCACCCCAGATTCGAGGAATTAGGAGCGTATGCTGCTATTGGTACTATTGAGTTTGCTGATATTACAATCCCAACTGAAAAAGCAAATAAAGGGGATGTTAAAGTAGCTCGTCCTTTATTTATTAACGAGAAACATTTTCCTGTACCTAATGAGATTGTTTATTTAGTTAAAGGATTACCTACAACTTCCACCCAAGAGGACGTAGATAATACAATCTTATATTATATTACAGTAGTAAACATTTGGAACCACCCACACCATAATGCTTTACCTGCTCCTCAAGATTCAAGAGCATCCTCTGATAGAAAATCTTATAACCAAGCCGAAGCAGGTTCGTTTAATATTGTAAATGAAGAAGGAGAAGTTGATTTTTTCTCTGGGAATTTTGAGGGTCAGTTTGTAGAGCGTGAAAATATCCACCCTTTACAACCATTTATTGGTGATATAATTAAAGAAGGTAGATGGGGCAATTCAATTAGATTAGGTTCTACTGTAAAAGGAGCATCTAATAGTTGGTCTTCCACAGGACAAGATGGAGATCCTATAACTATTTTTAGAAATGGTCAAAATGTAGATGCAGATAATAGAGGATTTATCCCAATCCCCGAGGATGTTAATAAAGACCAATCCTCAATCTACCTCACTTCCACCCAGAAATTACCATTAAAAATAAATTCAGATATAGAATTTGGCTCTTATGAAGACGATAATTCAGTTGAAATACCTAAAAAACAAGACCAATACTCAGATTCCCAAATTATATTAAATTCAGGACGATTAGTATTTAATGCTAAAAACGATCATATACTTTTATCAGCAGATAAATCAATTAATATAAACTCAGCAGGATCCGTTAATATAGATGCATTCACCAATATTATATTATCCTCAGATGGAGTACAGCTAGGGGTAGGTGCAGATGAATCTTTAGTATTAGGAGATACTTTAGTTTCATTTTTAGAAACATTTTTAAATAATTTATCTATATTTTTAAATACCGGAGCAGCTCCTGCTGCGAATGGTGGTGGGCCTATAGCTTCTTTAAATTCTGCGGCTGTTGCCTTTTCTTCTCAATTAAGTACCCAAATAAGCGACCTTAGAACTTTACTATCCACTCAAAATAAAACTATATAATGGGTAAGGTAGAACAAAGAAAAATAAAAAAACAGCAAGAAAAAGCAAAAAGAGAAGAAAAAAAGGAATTGGCTACAATAACTGCTATAAAGGAAGAATATGGGTTTAGTGCTTTATCCGAAAGTTTCAAAATTAAAGGATTAGATAAGTTAGGTCAATTATCTCTTAAACAATCTTTTGAATTACTTAAACGAATGACCCCTACTATATTAAGATTAACCGGGGTATTTAAAGATGGTTGTCCCCCTAATTTAATCCCAATTATTGACAGCCGTAATAATGTAGTTGATACTATAAATAATACAATCCAAGTGATTCAAGGTACTATTGATTCAGTAAATGGAGTTGGAGAAACAGTTAGGTTATTTAAAAATTCTCTTTCAGGCCTTACAACTGCCCAAGTTGTTAACTCAACAGTAGCTAAAGTGATCCCCTCCCCTCCAGGTACACCTGGTATTCTTGCGGCAATAGGTGATGATTTAAACTCCTTCATCCCAAACTTTGAGACTGGTATAGAAAAAGACGAGGAAAAGTTCGAATATAATTCCACATTTTTAAATTATACTTCAAATATATTAAATCAAACAAAAAAGTATGTTACTTCATTAGATTTTTTAATCTTAGGATGTGACCCTAATGCTAATCTTACTCCTACAAATAATTTAATAAATGAATTAGAAAACGAAGATGATAGTTCCTCTTATAAAGGTTTTACTTTTCAAATCCAAGAGGTACCTTTTAATGATAGTTTAAATAGAAATAAGGCAATTGCCTTAAATAAAAGTAATATTCCTGTTATAGAAACAGAATTATCTTTTACTTTAGAACCAAATGTTTTAATAGACCAATTAAAATTAAGAATAGATCAAGAAAATTTAAAAGCAGACTAACCAAATATTTATAAGCATGCGAGTATCACAATTAAAAACACTTATTAAAGAAACTGTAAGAGAAGTATTTCAAGAGGAAATTAAAGGTTTATTAATGGAAGCCTTAACCTCTAAAACTTTACCTGCACCACCACCTCCAATTCAGGAAGCTGTTGCCCCTCCACCACCCCCTCCTCAAATGAGAGATTCATTTAGACAACAATATGCCCAAATGATGAATGGAGAAATGAATTTTAACACTCAAAATACCCCAACTCAACCAGCATACAGACCAGTTTCCCCACAAATGACAATGGGAGAGAATGCATCATTACCTCCGGGTGAGGTCAATTTAGATCAGATTGCGGGTATAATGACTCCTAAGAAATAATGGCATTTAACGCTAAAAAAATATTTCCAATTGATACTAAAGCTAGGCAAGCTGTAGGAGTTAGTCTTCCTTTTAGTGGGAAAGCAGTTTTTAATAATACTTTTTTAACTAAAGATGCAATTCGAAGTAATTTAATAAATTTTTTTTTAACTGAACCCGGGGAACGATATGAAAATCCTACTTATGGTGGTGGGTTAAGAAGTTTTATATTTGAGCAATTAACTAATGAAAATTTTGATTTCTTAAAAGAAGATATTTCTCAAAAAATTGCTAGTTTTTTCCCAAGTGTTGCAATAGGAAATATTGAAGTTTTAGATAATCCTAGCAGAAATGAAATTATTATAAATATAGTATATGATGTAGTTGACACAGGTATCACAGATACTATAGAAATAGCATTTCCTAATTAACTAACTAATGGCTGAATTAAAAAAAGATATAAAATTTTTAAATAGGGATTTCAACTCATTCAGAAATTCCCTAGTTAATTTTTCTAAAACATACTTTCCTAATACATTTAATGATTTCTCACCTTCATCCCCAGGAATGGTATTCATGGAGATGGCTTCTTATGTAGGTGATGTAATGTCATTTTACTTAGATAACCAAATCCAAGAAAATTTTGTTCAATTAGCAAGACAATCAAATAATTTATTTGAGTTAGCTTATATGTTTGGTTATAAACCTAAAGTTACTGGTGTTGCTACTGTAGATATTGATTTTTTCCAAACAGTCCCTGCTATTGCAGGAAACCCAGATTATACTTTTACATTAAACATACCCGAAAATGCGCAGATATCTTCTGTTTCTGATAATACTGTTAAATTTTTAGTTGAAGACCCAATTGATTTTTCAGTTTCATCCTCTCAGGATCCAACAGAAGTTTCTATTTACAGACAAGTTTCAAATGTACCCTCAGAGTACCTTTTAAAGAAAACTCGTAAGGCTATATCAGCAGCTATTAATACTACTACTTTTACAGTTGGGAATCCAACTCAATTTTTAACTCTAGATATTAATGATAATAATATTATTGGAATCTTAGATATTATAGATTCAGATGGAAATAAATATTTTGAGGTAGATACATTAGGACAAGATGTAGTATTTGATTCTATTAAGAATTCTAATGTAAATGATCCTAATACTTCTACAGATACAGATGCCCCATCTTTACTCCAAGTAAAACAAGTACAAAGAAGATTCGTAGCTAGAGTAATATCCGAAACACAAACCCAAATTCAATTCGGGGCAGGCACATCTAACGATAATGATGTAGACATCACCCCCAACCCTGATAATGTAGGACTAGGTTTGCCATTTGAACAAGATAAACTAAAAACAGCATTTTCTCCTACAAACTTTTTATTTACAAATACCTATGGCATTGCCCCTTCAAATACTACTTTAACAGTAAGATATTTAACAGGAGGAGGGGTTGCTGCTAATGTACCTTCAAATGATTTAACTACTTTATCCTCTACAGCTACTTTAAATAATAGTGGGTTAGATGTTACTTTAGCAAACCAAACAGTAGCATCTTTAGCTGTAACTAATCCTAGAGCAGCATCGGGAGGCCAAGATGGGGACTCATTAGAAGAACTAAGACAAAACATTATTTCCACCCAGGGATCACAATTACGTAGTGTAACCCCTGATGATTATTTAATTAGAGCTTTATCATTACCTTCTAGATTTGGGGTAATTTCTAAAGCGTTTATAGAAAAAACTAAATTGCAAAACACCACCCCCGGTGAAACCCCTTCGACACTCGATTTATACGTTTTATCTTACGATATAAACAAGAATTTATCGTCACCCTCATCAACACTAAAACAAAATTTATCAAACTATCTTTCTCAATATAGAGTAATAGGAGATACCGTAAATGTAAAAGATGCTTTTATAATTAATATTGGAGTTGATTTTGAAATTTTAGTACGTCCTAATTTTAATTCTAACGAGGTATTAAGAAATTGTATTAATTCTTTAACACAGTTTTTTAACATAAATAATTGGCAAATTAATCAACCCATTATTCTAAAAGATATAGAAGTTTTATTAGATAGAGTAGAGGGTGTTCAAACTGTAAAAGAGGTAAAAATTACAAATAAAGTAGGAACTTCTTTAGGATTTTCTCAGTTTGCCTATGATACTGATCAGGCTACATTAAATGGTGTAATTTACCCATCCTTAGACCCTATGATATTTGAAGTAAAGACTCCTTCAACTGATATTAAAGGTAGAGTAGTAACATTCTAAATGGAAAATATTAACTTAAATAAAGAAGTTTATCAAAAAGATCAATATACTAAGGTAATTGACACTTCTTTTAGCCAATTAGTAGATACAACTCCTGAAGTTGGAACACCTATTACTACTGTACCCGAATTTTTTGAACTCTATAATGAATTGTTTTTTGAAATTCCTAAAACAGGAACTCAATCCCATGAAGAATTAATTAAACAATCTTCAGAGTATATAGGATTTTCTCCTTTAAATGATCAAATTCAAGCTTTACTAGATGAAGTAACTGATTTAAGAAGACAACTTATAAATTCAAAACGAGATTTAGCTAATGTTTTAGGGACTGAAGTTAGCGAGGAAGAAGAAGAAATATTAACTACACCTCCACCCCCACCACCCCCACCATCAGGACAGGCTACAGGGGTTACTAATCCGGGCAGTACTCAAGGGGGAAATGTAACTGGAGGACCTGGTAGTCCTAATCAAGGATCAGCTATAGCAGGAGGAGGAGGAAAATTTATATCTACTGTTTAAATGGCTATAATTACAAACATACAACCAATAGATCCTAATAATTTTGAATTTCAGGATTATGATGTTAATGATGTTAATTTAATTAATGAAAAATTAATTGAAACCTCTTTTACTCAAACTAAAGACTATATTGAATATCATGTATATGATTTATCTAATCAATTAATATCTTCACAGGTTGGATTTAATGTTTTTAGTAACTTTAGATTATTAGATAATAATTTAGTATTAGATCCATTACAGGATATTCAAAATTTAGAATTAGATGGCACCTATAATGCTGTTTATAACTTTCTAACCCCATTATTAGGGTCTAACTCTAGTAAAAGGTATTATATCTCTCAAATTTCTTCTGATAGAACAGAAATTAGATTAGATACTACTCAAATTTCATTAACCGAAACAGACCAAGGTAGAACTGTTGAAGGACCTGGGGTTGCTACTGGTGGAGTTGGGGATGAGATAACTGATTTCATCTCAAAATTCCAAAATGAATCTTTAACCCAATACCCAGACTTTTATTTAAATTTTGGAGAAAACCAATTAGCTTTAGCAGTCAATATTCAATTGGATGAGAGTGATCCTGCTAATCCTACAATATTAATTAAATTATATGAGTCTCTTCCCTCAAGTTTTGATTTAAAAACTGAATTATGGGTTGTAGAAAAAAGAGCAGAGTCGGTAGCATTTCAAGTAGAAAATACAGAAACATTTGACTTATCTTCTCTTAATATTCCTCTAGCAGGTCCTAATATTAACTTACCCATTAAGGATAGAGTTAATAACTCAACAGAACCCCAGTCCATAAATAATATAGAAAATTATTATACAGCTAGTGTAGAAAATCAGTTACTTAATAGAATTTCTCAAAGTGGAGTAACTTTAAATACTGATTATACTGAATATGAAAATTTTGTTTTCTTTTCTTCTGCCCAAACCCGATTAAATAATTTTGTAACTAAATTAGAAAATATAGAAAAATTAGAGGTATCAGCTTCTTTAATTTCTTCATCCTTAACATCTTCAGTACTAACCTCAGAAATAGTTTACAGAAATCAAATTAAAGATATTATTACTAATTTTGATGATTATGAATATTTTTTATATTTTACCTCAGGTTCTAAATCTTGGCCTAAGTTAAATACAACTATTCCTTTTGAGAATGTAGCTTCATCATCAGCAGAAGCTAGTGGGTTCTATGATTCCCAATCTTTTTCAGCATCCGCTTATGATGAAGATAATATAAATAAACTTAGTTTAGCTATCCCCGAATATATAAGAGAGGATCCCCAAAACTCTAAATTTACGTTATTTGTTGAAATGGCTGGTCAGCATTTTGATTCTATTAAAATTTATCAAGATGCCATTACCGAAAAATACAATACAAACCCAAGTTTAACTGCGGGTTTATCTAAAGATTTAGTTGGAGATGCGATTCAAGACTTTGGGTTAAAATTGTATCAAAGCTCATTCACTAATCAAGAATTATTTTCATATGTTATAGGAGTAGGTACCTCGGGTTCACTTTTACCTCCTACAGGTAGCGAAGTAATTACAAATTACGTATCTGCTTCTAATAGTAATATCCCCGTAGATGATGCTATCAAGGGAAATTATAAGAAAATTTATCATGCATTACCTTCCCTTCTAAAAAGAAAAGGTACCTTAAGAGGATTAAGAGAACTTATTAACACATTTGGTGTTCCTGATACTGTTTTACGTATTAGTGAATTTGGAGGTAAAGATAAAATTGCAATTGATGATTATGATTACTCAGAAAACCAATTTAATTTTGCATTACAACCTTCTGCTAGTGGGTTTATAAATCATACCTTTAGAGATACTAATAATAATTTTTCTTCCTCTGATTCTTCTCCCCAAACATGGGCCCTTAGAATCAACCCAGGACTATTACCCACATCTTCTATACCTCATTCCCAATCAATTGCTACTAATCGGGAAATTTTTGATACAGTAACTACAGGATCATTTTCATTAGTTTTAGAATATTCTGCATCAGCATATACCACTTCATCATTAATTTCTTCATCTTTTGATCCTATTAGTTCAAGTTATCAATATGCTAATTTAAAATTAATAGTATCGGGATCAGGTAGTTCCGACGAAGCAGTTTCAGCTTCTGTATCTTTACCTTTTTATGATGGGGGATGGTGGAGTATTATGGTTAGACATGAAGATGCACCCGTTACTGATACTGATGTAACTTATTCTTTATTTGCTAAAAATGATATTCCTACCGAAAACGGAACTAAAATAGGATTCCAAGCTTCTTCAACAGTTATAGCAAAAAGTTGGGAAACTGTACCATCCGCTTCTATAGATTATCCTTCGAATGTTACTAGTAGTGTAATTGCTGGTAAAACTTATACTAATTCTAACACTCTACAATATCAAGAAATTAGATGGTACGATTTACCTTTATCCGAATCTTCTTTTAATAGTTTAGTAACTAATCCTTACTCTATTGAAGGAAATTCTTTACAAGGAGCAAACTCATCTCAAAACACACTTACTTTTAGAGCTCCTTTAGGTACAGTACTAGATTATGATACTCCTAAAGATGGGAATAGTGAATTTTACCAATCAATCCACCCTGCAGCCACTAAATTTGTACCTACATCTTCTTGGGAAGGTGGGGAAGCGTACGAAAACGCATATGAATATGTTAGTTCAAGTAACATAAATATAATTTCAAATACCGAACGTATTTATTTAGATTCACCTGGGGTTGGTGTTAGAAGTAGAAATAGTGATAAAATTAGAGCAATAAACTTAGTTGCCCCCACGGGATCTGCTTTATCACAGTATATTACAATTGAACAATCTTCACCTATATCGGAATCATATACCCCCGATGTAGATTATTTAGAGGTGGGATTTTCACCATCTAACGAGCTTAATGATGATATAATAGCTCAATTTGGAAACTTTAATATTGGAGATTTTATTGGGGACCCAAGACAAGCCTCCTCTTCAAACACCACTTACCCAGACTTTGATAAATTAAAAAATCAATATTTTGAGAAATTTGCTACTGGGAGTTTAGTATCTTCGTCTAATGTAGATGTTTCTTATAATGTGTATGATTTTATAAGGCTAGCTAGATTCTTTGATAATTCCTTATTTAAAATGATTAAAGACTTTGTTCCTGCGAGAACATCTTTATCAACAGGAGTTATAGTTAAACCTCATATTTTAGAAAGAACTAAACACCCTCAACCTAATCCTTCATTTGAAGAGCTTTTATTTACAGGTTCGGTTAAATCATTCCCATTAGGATACGAAACAGGATCTTTACTTATCCCATCCGGAGGAGATGGAGGGTTTTTAAATCTTACCCCCATTGATTTTACTCAATCATTTACATTTGGTGTAACAGGAATATCTGGATCCTCAGTAAAAACTCAATCAGATGCCCGTGAATTTGTAAATGGGGAATATTCGGGTTCAGAATTTGTTATTACTAATGGGGAATTAAATGTAGAGTGTGATCCATTTAAATCCTCACAAACTAAAGGTGCCCAATTCATTCCTAAGTTGTACCTTACAACAGAAGTAGGAATATCATCTTTCTTAAGTGATAATACCACCCCAAACACTGGTGAAATATATTTATTATTTGACGATGAAGATGTAAGTGACCTCCCAGAAGCACCCCAGGGACGAACTGTGCTATAATAATAAATCATGGCTGAACAACAATCATTTAAAAAAGGAGTAAAGTATATTAAACTTGCTAAGTTTGACACTGGAAGTACTAGTGAAAATTTAACTACTCCTTTAGGAGAACTTAAAAAAATTAGGGTTAATTACACAGATAAAGGTGTAGTTGAATATAAAGTTGGAAGTATTAAGGAATATACTGACTATTATCTTTATAGAGTAGCTACTACGGATGCTACTTCCTCAGTTGATAATAAAACATTTAATTATTTCTTTTCCGCTTCTAAGACATCATCTCAAGGTCTTAGTATAGGTAATGCAGGTGTTACTGGGTATAATCCTGACTCGGAATTAACCTTTAATAATGATAGATTAGGATATTTTACCCCTAACTCAGGACTTTATTTATATGGTGATACTCCTAATAAAAATTTAGAAATCCAATATACAGCTTCATTTTTAGGAGACATCCAACCAGGTCAATCTACATTTTTTGCTTCGGCTAGTTTAGATGTTAGAGAATTAAATACTATAACTAATCAAGCTCTTATTGTTACAAGTAGTGGATTTGTAGCTACCTCTACGGGCTTAGATGCTCCCGTTACTGTAAGTGGTAATGTAACAAATTTTCGCCCAACTGAAAATTCAAGATATAACTTAAGAGTAAATTTTGTTTCAACATCTTCGGATAATGATACAGCTGTAATTCTTAAATTAGAAACCCTTCAATGGAAAATTATAACAGGCTCAGCATATACCACTAGTAGTGGGGTTCAACTACCTCTAGTAATAGAACCATTCCTCGAAACTAAATTCCAAAATGGTGGGTGTGATGTTTTATTGGGTAATGCAACCGAACCACGTTTATCAACTTTATTTTTTGACGCGGATTATTCTAATTCTCAATTAACAGCATCTAATTTTGACCAAATTATTTCAGGATCAGCTTTAAGATCCCAAACCCCAGACTCAAATTATTTTATTTCTAGAAGTATTTTACCTAAGTATGTTGGAAGTAAAAATACAGTTACAGGAGCTACATTTACTAAATTATCTCCTTCTTCATCAATGAATATTGGATTTGATAATCAACTTATTCAATCTACTCAATCACTTTCCCCAATAAATAATTTTGTTTCTGCAATTGTAGAATATGAAAGTATAACTACATCGGGTTCAAACACCCAACTTCAAAATGAAAGAGTACCTAATAATATTATATTTATAGAATCCGCTAAACCAGGTCAAGGTATATTTCAATCTTCTATCCAAAATAAAACAAATCCTCTTGATGAAGGAGAAACTTTAGAATTAAGAAACCTTCCTGGGATAATTGATTTTAGTGTTGTATCTAAAGGAGATCCCTCATTCTTCTCAACTATACGTCAAATATTTAGAGTTGGGGATAAAGTAAACTTTTTATCATACGAGGCTGCCTCTATAGTAGCAAGTGGTTCAACCCCATTAGTAACTAGAACTGTTGAAGGTTTTAGCTCTTCAATTGAAACTATAGTATTTGAAGATCAAAACCCATTCCCAACAGCTTTATTACCAACCGGAAAGGGAGCAATGTTTTCTTCGTTTTCATCACCTGTTATTTCCAATAATGTATTAGAAATTACAAAACAACTTGGAAATAATAATTAAAAATAAAAATAACACATATTTATTAACAAACATTAATATAAAATGGGATATTTAAATAATTCTGTAGTTACTGTAGACGCTATCTTAACTAAAAAAGGTAGAGAATTATTAGCTAAAAATGATGGTTCATTCAGAATCACTCAATTTGCATTAGCTGATGATGAAATCGATTATACACTCTACAATCCTACACACCCCTCAGGAAGTGCTTTCTTCGGTGAAGCAATTGAAAACATGCCTTTATTGGAGGCCTTTCCTAATGAAACTCAAATTATGAAATACAAGCTTACTACTCTCCCTAGAGGAACAGCTCGTTTACCTATTTTGGATCTTGGATTATCTTCTATTATAATAAAACAAGGTGCTAATTTAGCAATTACCCCCCAAACATTAAATTTTTCAGGAGGTAATCAATCTGAATCTTCAGGATATTCGTTTACTATTTCTGATGTAAGATTATTTGGTACTTATACAGGAGTTGGAATTGATACTCCTGAGGCAAACACAGCTAATTCTACTTCAACTGTAGGAACTAATGTATCAAAAACAGTAGTGGGCACTACATTGAATTTAAGAGCAACAACTATAAATACTTTATTTGGATCAAATTCATCCTTAAGTGCTACTTTAGTAGTAACCGGAAGAGACTCAGGTGCAAGAATAACAGTACCTGTAACTGTAAATAAAGCTTCTTAATTAATATAAATTATGTCATTTAAAAGATTAGAAACAGACGATTTTGTAATTTCAGCTGATGCTATTACAGGTGTATGTTGGTCGGATAACCGAGTTACACTAACCTCAGAATTTATTCATACATCTTCAATTCAAAAAGCAGCAACCTCAGGTGATTTCTTCTTAAACATCTCAGATGGTCCTGATGCTTCCACTTCAGAATCAGTTCAATTTGCCATTGCCTATGGTAATAAAAATGGGCTAGGTTCAGTCCCATATAACCCAGGAATTACCTCAAAATCCCCATCTTCTACAATTTATGGTCAATATAGGACTATGCTTAATGAAGATGAAAACACAGATTTTCTTTTTGGTGACTCATCATCCACACAATTTTATGCTATTTCAATCGAAAGAGCTAGATATAAAGAATCTTTATTCCCAGGATCTTTTAACTTAGTATTATCTGCTTCTGGTGGTCAATTATCATTAACTGACAATTCAAAAGATGTATCAACTGCTACTTTTATAGGTTCAAATAGAGTATTCCAAGTTGTATCAGGATCTAATGGTAGCGCGGTTTCTGGAACTGGATTTTCTGCTTCATCAGGATCATATGGTTGGTTCCTCCCAGATACAGGTTTAATATTACTAAACCCATATGCTCTCTCAAGCTCGATAAATGATGGGGATGTTGGGGATGGAATTGGGTTATTAACCTCTAATCTTCAAACTTCTAATTTAGTAAATAATGCTGCTTTATATGAAGCTATTAGGTCTGGTTCTTCTTTCCAAGTAAATTCACAAGAAACTCTTAGTTCAGATTTTATATTTGTGCGTCCTCGTAGTTCAGAATTTAATTACTCAGAAAATCCATCATATATTTCAGGATCTACTGGTGAAGTAATTTATAATGATTTCATAGATAATCCCCAAACATTTATTACTACAGTAGGGTTATATAATGATACAAATGATTTATTAGCTGTAGCTAAATTATCAAAACCCTTAGTTAAAGACTTTACTAAAGAATCCTTAATTCGCGTTAAGCTAGACTTTTAAAATGAATGAGCGCATTCAAACAATTTTTAGCACAAGACATATTAATATCTCCATTTGAGGTAAATAAAGGATTTTCTTTTACAAGTTCTTCATTTTTAGATTCTACTGTAGGTATTGCTATATTAAATGGAGTTTCTGGGAGTTTTTTAACTAACAAAACTATTACTAATATAGATAATTTCCAAGAGTTTAAATCACTTGTATTTGATTCTATAAAACATTTATACTATTCAAATTACAGTGTTTCATCCTCAAGTGATCCAATTAATTTACCAACTGATATAAGAGGCTCCCAACCAGAGGGAGATACTATTCAGGGTAGTAGACCCTATCCTAATTTTGATAATTATTTACAATCCACATTACATTTTAATAAATTTGTACTTACGGGTTCTGATGATTTATCTGTAGTATCTATTCCATCTAAATTATATGGGGATCAAATTCAACCCCATTCATTCAATTTAACAGATGGTACCACCATTTTCACAGATGATGGGGAAGGAAACATTTTAAGTGGAAGTAATATTATAGGAAATATATTTTACCCTCATGGTATAGCAGTAGTAACCTCGGGTTCTGAAAATATAGATTTTGTAACAGGATCAGTTACTTGTTCATTCTCATCCTCTAGGACTATCTATGAAACTCAATATAAATGTACTTTAAGAGAAAACGAATTTAATTTTACTCAAAATCCTACAATAGTAGAAGGATCCTTATCTGGGTCCCTACGAGGGTTTGCAACTGCATCATACTTTGAACCCTACATAACCACAATAGGGTTATATGATGAAGCTCAAAATCTATTAGCAGTAGGTAAATTAGCAATCCCATACCCATCCCCCAGATCAACAGATACAACTTTTATAATTAATTTAGATAGATAAATGTGGCAGTATAAACAACAAGTTATAGAATCAGTGGAAGATGTTCCTAAAGATGTTTTTGGTTTTATTTATAGAGTAGTACATAAACCCACAGGACAAATTTATATAGGTAAAAAAGTACTTTATTTTAACCTAAAACGTAAACTCACTAAAAAAGATTTAGAGATTTACGAGGGTGTTCAGGGTAGAAAACCTAAATTTAAAGTAATACAAAAAGAATCAGATTGGAAAACTTATTATGGTTCTAATACTCAAATTAAACAATGGGTTAAAGAAGGAAAACAAGAAGAATTAAAAAAAGAAATTTTAGCTTGGGGATTGGATAAAAAGCACTTAACTTACCTCGAAACAAAGTACTTGTTTATGTACGAGGTATTAGAAAAAGAAGAATTCCTTAATGATAACATATTAGGGAAGTTCTTCAAAAAAGATTTTGATGACAAACCAACTGCTACTCTCATTAACCAATAAAGTTTTAGGAGAAGGCAAACCCACAGCAAGAAATAATTACGCGTATAGCTGTCCATTTTGCAATCACCATAAACCAAAACTAGAGGTTAACTTAACAGAAAATAAACAGGGATTCCATCCTTGGCATTGTTGGGCATGTGATAAAAAGGGCAAAACAGTCCTATCACTCTTTAATCAATCTAAGACCCACCCAGATTTTATTTTAGAATTAAAAACTATAGTAAAATACGATTCGGGTAATACCACAGAAAAAAAACGAGAACAATTAAAGTTACCTGATGATTTTGTTTCTTTAAAATCTGTTACTAAAAGCGATATTATTGGCAGACACGCGCTTGCATATTTAAAAAAGAGAAATGTCACTATAGACGATATTATACGCCATAACATTGGTTATTGCACTAAAGGACGGTATAAAAACATGGTAGTTATACCATCCTATAATGAAGATGGATCTTTAAATTTTTTCGTAGGAAGATCATTTACTGAATCTCATATTAAATATCTTAATCCATCTATTTCCAAAGATTTTATCCCATTTGAAAACACTATTAATTGGAATTTACCTATTATTATATGTGAAGGGATGTTTGATGCTATTTCTATAAAAAGAAATACCATACCATTATTAGGTAAAATATTTCCTCAACCTTTATTAAAAAAACTTGCTTCCTCTCAAGTACAAAAAGTATACATTGCCCTAGATAAAGATGCTTTAAAACAGTCTTTAAAATTCTGTGAGTATCTCCTAAATGAAGGGAAAAAAGTATATTTGGTTGATTTAGATCAAAAAGATCCAAGTGAGATGGGTTTTGAGGCTTTTACTAATCTGGTTCAGAAAACCAACTCCTTAACATTTTACGATTTAATGGAGAAAAAAATAAGTTTATTATGAATAACAAAAAGATAGAAAGAGTTTTAGAAATATCTAAAGACTCTAAACAAATCACCCTCCCTAATTCCAGATACTACCAAAGAAATGGGGAGTATTATCCTTCAATTACCCATGTTTTATCACATTATCCCAAAGGAAAATATTTTGAAGATTGGTTAAAAAAGGTAGGTTATAGTTCAGAATATATTGTAAAGAAAGCCTCCGAAGATGGTACTAAAGTTCATAACATGATTGAACTTTATCTAAATGGTGAGGAATTTCATTTTTTAAATGCTGAAGGCATACCTCAATATGATATTGAAATTTGGAAGCTATTTTTAAAATTTGTTGAGTTTTGGGAGGAATATGAGCCTACATTACTAGAAACTGAAGTACATTTATTTTCTGATAAACTCAAAGTAGCAGGTACCTGCGATATGGTATGTGAAATGAATAATCAATTGTGGATTGTAGATTTTAAGACTTCAAATCATGTTCATTCAACATATGATTTACAAGCTGCAGTTTACGGTCAATGTTTTGAAGAATGTTATGGTATAAAGCCTGACCGTTATGGTATTCTGTGGTTAAAGTCATCTAAACGTGGTCCTTGGGGAACTAAAATCCAAGGTAAAGGGTGGGAAATGTACGAATCTAAGCGTTCACAAGAAGAAAATCTAGAGATATTTAATGCTTTACATAAAATCTTTAAAGTAGAGAATCCAAATGCAGTACCTGCGTTTGAAGAATATCCAACTCACATTAAACGAAAAGTCTAATATTTATTATCAAAAGTATGATTTCTCTAGTTTCACTTTTAAAAGAAGCCGTTTCGTCCCCCAAAGCTATTATATTAGCAGGCGCACCTGGAGCAGGAAAAGGTTCAGTATTAAAAGGACTAGATTTATCAGGCTTAAAAACATTTAACTTAGATAATAAGTTTATTGAACTGTTAAAAACATCAAATGTATCCCTTGATTTAAAATCAGGGGACGCAGAATCAAGATCTAAGGCAGCACAAGCAATGGCTGCTGCAACTAAAAATCTAAAAACAGAACTCATACCCCAGGCTATCGAAAATAAACAATCCTTTATATTAGATGGTACTGCAGCTTCCTCTAAACAAACTTTAGAGTTGAAAAACCAATTAGAGGAGGCAGGATATGAGGTGATGATGTTGTATGTGTATACTGATTTAGAAACATCTTTAAAACGAAATCAAGAGCGATTTGAAAAATCAGGTGGGGAAGATAGATCATTGATGCCTTCCATTGTTTTAACTACATGGAATAGTGTAACTAAAAACTTTGACACATATAAAAACGAGTTTGAAAACTTTGTTTCTGTAGCAAATACAGGTAAAAGTGAGACTTTAAAGGATGTTAAGAAAATTCTTGACAAGTATATTAAACCTTTTACACCTACAGACACTAAACCTAAAACAGAAAAGGAAAAAGAACGTTCTAGAAAACAAGCAGAAAAACTCAATCAAGAAGTACAACAATTTTTATCCTCGGATAAAGTAAAAGATATAATTGACTCTTCTGTTTCTTCAGAGGAAGCTCAATCTAAAATTAACGCATTCCTTAAATGAAAAAACTCGTAGAATCTTTAGTAAATGCCGTTTTAGAGGCAGATGAAAAAGTTGTTGGAATCTATGGTGGTGGATTTAAACCACCTACCGCAGGCCATTACGAGGTGATTGAAAATATTCTTAAAACTAACCCCCAGTTAGATAAACTTTACATAGCTGTAGGACAAAAAGAAAGAGATGGTATTACACAAGCAGATTCACTTTTGGTGTTTGATGTTTATAAAAAATATTTTCCATTCAAAGTAGAATTTGTACCTGTAAAATCAGTTTACAATTATATTAAAGATTTTGTTGAGGAAAATCCCGATAAAACAGTAATTGCTTTTAGAGGAGCGAGAGAAGGACAAGAAGAAGATTTAGTGGATAACGAGACATTTAAAATGTTTTTAGATCGTTACGCACCTGATGTTGAATATAAGCAAGTTAAAACATTAATAACTGGTGTTTCAGGTACTAAAGCTAGACAAGCATTAAAATCAGGTAATAAAGAAAAATTCTTTAAATATTTACCTACATCTTTATCAAATCTAGATAGAGATAAAATTTACGATATTTTAACTGCTACAGTAGAGGAAAATGCTAAAAAGGCAGCTATAAATGCTTTTTCAAGGGAATTAGCTTTAGGGTTAGAAGAACAACAAAGTAAAACCGGATACAGAGCCGGCTCTATAAACCCAAAACTTCCTCAAGAAAGATTAAAAGACAGAGGATTTGCTATTAATCGCTCAACTACAGGTTTATTAGGTACAGGATTTTATTTTTACGGAGATAAAGATCAAGCTGTAACATCCACCAAAGATGATGGGAGAGATAAATACACAGAAATTGATCTATCTCAATATAAACTCTTTACCCCCTCTAACCCAGAAAAATTCTATAATGTAATTAAGAATTTAACACTGTTGTTAACAGATCTTATTTTTGATGAGAAAGTAAATTTTGAAGATGAAAATGTAACTAAACAATTAGATTTATACTCAAGTTATTTATCTAAAGAATTAGGATTATCTGATTTAGAAATCGAATTAGCAGCACAATCTTTTATAGATGATGTTTCCCAATCTAAAGATGGTGTTTTATTATCTAATCGTATCTTAAGTGATTATGATGGTATAGATTTAACAGGTACCTCATTAGATAATTTTGCAGTTGGTAGTTTAATATTTGATGGTAAGTTAAAGCCTGGATCTTATACTTCAACTAAAATACAAGATTTAGAGGAAGTTGGTGAAGCTTCTCAAAAACCCTACAAATGGTCTAAATCAGAATCTTCTCGTTTTCCTGGTACTATAGATTATAGTTTTATAACAGATAAAGATACCGAATATCAAGCTTATTTTGCCCCTACCTCACCAGGATTTTATGAATTTGGGTTTAGTGCAGAAGATGGTGATTTATCAGCAACTATAAATAAAGGTGAATTGTTTAGAGTAATGTCTACCATAGTAGATATTATGAAAGATTTTGTAACAACAACACCATGGGATAGAATTGAATTTGAAGGATCTAAAGACTTTGAAAGAGTCGAGAAGGGCGTAGAAGATAAGCGTAGAGATAAACTATATAGAGCCTATCTTAAAAAGAACCTCTCCAACTTCCCAAATATAGATGTTTTCGTACAAGGTGGTGTAACTTACTTATACAATGAAGATGAGAACAGTTTAACTGAAGTTGGTGAAGCTACTCAAAAACCATATAAATGGACAGTAAAAAAAAGTTACTGGGAGCCAACATTAATGGAAATTACTTATAGTTTTACTACAGATAAAGGTATAAAATATGAAGCATTATTCTACGAAAATGCAGATTATCGGTTTGATTTTCTGTTTTATCCTGAAGATGGAACTGCACTGGATGTTGTAAATAAAGGCGAACTATTTAGAGTAATGTCTACCATAGTAGATATTATGAAAGACTTTATAAAAAAAGAAAAATGGAGTGTAATAGAATATTCCTCAGCTAAACAATATGAGGATGATGACCGTAGAGAAAAATTATATACTGCTTACTTAAAAAAGAATCTCCCTGATGGTATTAGAGCAGAGGAAATGGGTGATGGAGATATTATGTTAACAAACCTAAATTTAAAGGAAGCAGACCCTAAAAAAGGTACAGGTAAAAAGCCAAAAGGCAGTGGGCGCAGATTATACACAGATGAAAACCCAAAAGATACAGTAAGCATCAAATTCTCTACTAGACAAGATATTGTAGATACCTTAAATAAAAAATCATTTAAAGCTAAATCACATGCTCGCCAATCCCAGATTATCAACCTTATTCATCAAAGGGTAAGAGCAGCATATGGTAGAGCAAAAGATCCTGCTGTTAAAAAACGTTTAAAAACAGCTTTAGATTATATTACAAAACGTAAAGAAGCATCTAAGAAAAAAACCCAACGTTTAAAAAAACAAAAAAATGAAGGCTTTGCTTCTACTTTTGGTGGTGGAAGAAGTAGATACAGAGCTATTGAAAAAAGAGGAGACAAATACTATTATATCCAAGATAATCCATTCTCCCCAGGTGTAAGACAAGAATTTGGTCCTTATAAAACAAAAGCTCAAGCTAAAAAGAAAATGAGTTCTTTCCCACCTTCCCAAAATTATAGAGATATAGGTGAAGGAGATACTTATGAAAAAATGGCTGCTAAAGGTAAAAAAGCAGGTAATTTAAAACAGGGTACTGTTAGAAAAAGATTAGGCATTAAAAAAGGTGAAAAAGTTCCAATGTCTAAAATTAATAAAGAAATCTCCCGTTTAAAGAAAATGGACAAAGATAAAGATAAAAAAGGTGTACAATTGGGGGATAAGAACCAAAAATATTATAAAGCCCTACAATTATCTAAAACTTTAAAGTCCACAACTAACATTAGAGAAGATATGAATGATACAGATGGGGAATTCCAAAAACTATTATCATCTTTAAGTGATTTTTTAAAACAAAAATTAGAATTAAAATCATTACCAAACTTAGAATATATTGATGATGATGTTGAAAACGCTGAAAATATTCTCGGGAATACTGCTTATTATAATCCTAATACCTCTACTATTGTTTTATACACCAAAGGAAGACACCCCAAAGACATATTAAGGAGCTACGCTCACGAAATGATACATCATAAGCAAAACGAGGATGGCAAATTCGATGGAGGTATTAACACTTTTAATATTAACCAAGACGACTATCTAAAACAAATAGAGGAGGAAGCATATTTAAACGGAAATATTTTATTTAGAAGTTGGGAAAACACTGTAGAAAAATGATTAGTTTATTAGAAATATACGAGCAAGAGTCTCGCAAATTAGATCCATCACAAGTAATAATTTTTTCTGATATGGATGGGGTTATGACAGACTTTGATAGATATTATGAAGAAATTACTGGTATAAATAGAGATTCTAAAATAGCCCAAGATAGAGGAATGTTTTACGAACTACTAAATGATGCCCTAGCCAGAAAAGGAATGACTTATCGAGATTTTTTTGCACAACTCCCCCCTTTAAAAGATTACAAGGAGTATTGGAATTATATTACTTCATTAGGTCGTCCTGTATACTTGTTAACAGCTCCTATGAGAGACCCCTTATCAAGAGATGGGAAGGAAGATTGGGCTAAAGAATTTTTAACAGGAGTTAAAAAAGTATTATTTTTTGCTACTAACTATAAGCAAAAAGTAATGGATGTTTATTTTAAAATACCAAAAGATAGTCCCTCTCGTAAGAACCTAATACTTATTGACGATAGACAAGGTAATATATCAAATTGGAGGGAAGCGGGTGGAACAGGTATATTACATACAAGCGCAGCCGATACAATCTCCCAGCTTAAAAAATTAGGTTTATGAGTGAAAACGTTTTAAAAAAACAATTTAAAGAAAAGGATGTAAATCGTTTACGTAATATCTTTTCTAAAAACGCAGGCAATAAAACTGTTGTACAGTCCGGTTATTCTAAACAACACGTTAAATATAGCGAAGGAGACGTGTGGGTAGAAAATGATAAGCAATGGACTATCAAAGATGGTATTAAACAATCCATTTCTAAATTAGATAAAGCTAGACAAATTTCAAATTTCCCAATGTTTTGTCCTTGTTGTAATAAGATGATGAAACATAAAAATGATAAACAGTTTTGGACATTATATAAAAGGTGTTTTGAATGTCAAGTTGATTTCGAAACCGATTTGAAAATAAATGGGTTATGGAAAACTTACGAAACTAGGATATTAAATGCTAGTATAGATAATCTTATTCATGATTATAAACATTGGATAGAAGAAATGTTAAATGAAAGTGGACAGTCTTATATTACTGAAGCAGGTGATGTTGAAAAATGGACTGGAGGGATTAATGTAGAAAGAGTTTTAGAATCTAAAGAAAAAACAATAGAATTCTTAAAAGGACTAAAAAAAGATGACAACACTTGAGTTAATAGGAGTATTATCTGTAGCTATAATAACATCAATATTAGGTCCTATAGCCGTAGCTTGGGCTAAAACTAAATTTTCCTCTAAAAAAGATTCCTTAACTAAAGATATAGATGCCTCAGAGCAGGTTCAGGAGCAAATTGAAGATTTATTAGATGAATTAAACGCCGATAGAGTATGGATTTCAATGTTCCATAACGGAGGTCATCTTTATCCAACAGGAAAATCACTCCAAAAATTCTCCATCATGTATGAGACTTTAGGAGTAGGACATTCCAAATC